AAGAAAAAGAATGGGCCGATTACTTGTTCAAGAAAGGTCCAGTGATTGGACTCAACGCCAACATCCTGCGCGAGTTTGTGGACTTCACAGCCTTCAATGCGCTCAAAGACATTGGCATACGCTATGACCGACCGCATCCCAAATCAACACCAATCCCCTGGTTTATGAAGCATGTGAACACCAGCAGCAAACAAACTGCACTGCAAGAATCAGAGAGCACTAACTATGTTATAGGGATCATGTCAGACCAACTGGACTACGACCAGTTGCCAACGCTATAGGAAACAACATGAAAGCCATTATTTGGAGCAAGGATAACTGTCCTTTCTGCGATCAAGCCAAGAATCTCTTGATGGCGCGGGACATACCATTTGAAGAACGCAGGATCGGTTACAACGCTACAAAAGAGCAGTTATTAGATGCAGTGCCCAACGCCCGCTCAGTGCCGCAGATCTTCTTAGACGAGCAGTACATCGGCGGGTTCTCAGAACTACACAAACACTTAGGAAAACAATGAATATCACGTTAGACCAGACTTACACCATCAAAATCGCCAACGGCGATGAAATCGTCACACGCATCACCCATGAAGATGACGACACCTACACCATTAGCCGTCCTCTTGTGGTGGTTCCAAGCCCTCAAGGCATCCAGATGATTTTTGGTATGTTTACCGCAGATCCTGACAAACCCGTGTCGCTAAATAAATCAGCAGTGAGCATGATTGCACCCAGTCGTCAAGAGGTGTGTGACAGTTACACTGAAGCAACCACTGGTATCAAACCAGTCACTAACAAGATTTTAATGGGATAATACGGCATGCCAGGCAATGTATTGCTGATACGCAATGTAGCGCAATACAGCGCGGTAAACCTGATCGCAGGAGCCGGTATCCTAGGTGGAGTAGGTGGCGTTGCTCTTGCTTCAAATATCGCTCTAGGCAATGCTATCAGTGCGTATACTTCTGTTTCGATAGTAGGTAGATTCGCCAGTATTGTATCATTGGCTGCTGCTAATGCCAATAGTGCCATCACATATCAAACCACCAGCAGCACCGCTCCTTGGATCACTAATAGTTTGCCCAGTGCGTATAGCAGCATTTACGGTACGACGATGACCAATGCTATCACATCCCAAGTCGCTAATATCATGGGTCAAGGTGACTTAGGTAAATTCGACCAGGTGTTTAGTGCGGCCACAGGTTTGATCTCAGCCAGTAATGAACTAATCATTTCTGCACAAGCAGCAAGCAGTCGTAGCACAGCAGTATCATTTGTAAATGAAGATCATACTATTACATCGGGTATCAGTTCTGTAACCGAAGCGTTCGGTGCTTTTTCTTTGGATTTAATATTATTAGGACAAGCTATAAATTTAGCTAATCTCAATAATTTAGGTAGCCCTCAGGCCTTGGTTAGACAACTATTGAATGTGTCTACATTACCTGCAGGATTTCGAACATCTATGTTAAATGCAGGATTGACGGCTAATACCATCTCTTCATTGAGTACCATAGATCTCACTGATAGCGATGAAAAGAAATTGTACACTGCAATGACACAAGTGACTGGACAGAATCTGTTAGAGGTGCTCGGCGTGTTAAGGGTACAAACTCCTGGAATTGAAACATTGGCAGACTTATTAAATCCAGCAAAAACCTTTCCTAATAGTTTTAACACTTTCAGCGCACCTACTACCAACGGTTTTCGCGGAATCTACCTTAACAGTAGCGGTGCTATCAATAGCAACCTGGCAACCACATTGCCTCAGAGTGTGTTAGTACCACTGGATGGAAATCCTCTGCAAAACCTAGAACCGAGGCAACTGACGTGAGTACCTATGATCCCTTGTTTAAAATTATTCCACCAGATCAGGCGCTGGCCAACAAAGCTCTAGAAGCCGCATTGCAACAGGTCAAAGGTATATTCAACAGCGATCTGAATGCTTTAGGTTCTGCGATGCAGGATCTTGCGAGCAATGTGAATTTGCCCCTGATCAATGCACTCACACAACCGTTGCCTCAGAATGTGCTGGATTTTTGGACACAAAACTTTGTGGAAGGTACTGGATACAGTGGTACCTTAAGGTTGGTTGATGTTATAGGTTCTCCTACAGGATGGATCAATACCGACGCTTTGACCAGCACCACTAACATCATTGATACACTAGCAGCCAGTGGTGCCTTAAACGGCGTCAATAATGTGTATACTGTGATGGAAAATTGCCTCAGCGGTTTATATACCAGTGCCAACGAAATTAGTCCTGGACCACCACCTGTGGTTGAATATCAAGTGACCATTCCACCAGGACTGCCAGGTGCCGGTATCTATGGCACATTTCTTACTCCGGAGCAGGCGCAGTCAGATGCATTCACAGCCGTAGGTGGATTGAATCAGGCCCTGATCAGCGCACTGAATTCCATGATTTCTGCTAACACAAAATTAACCACACAGGCCAATGCTAACTTCACTAATATGGCTGCACAGTTGGCCCGTGAAAACTACAACTTGTCCTTGGCCAACGTGAATTTCGCTCTGCTACAGCCCAACTATAATTTTACCAATTTAGTTACAAATCTGGCACAGTTTGGCCTAGACATCGCAGAAGGAAACACCGCTTACTACTTCGCCAGTATTGCCAACACCAACACCATTGGCGGGCAGGCAGTGATCAGCACCATGCGCGAAGCCCGCAATCGAGTCCTGTTACAAGGCGCAGGGATCCTCACAGAAAACAATGTAAGTGACGTCACAGCCGTTCCCATCGCCGACACAGGCGCCACCCAATACACCACAGCCCAAGCCACAGCCCAAAAAGTGGTGTAAAAACCCTTGAATTTCAAGGGTTTTTCCGGGGTTAGTGCCCACTAACCTATAGGGTTTTGCAGGTTGACCAGAAATGGCTCATTTGCTATACTATGCACATGCTAAAGAAAAACGCCACCCGTAAGCGCCGTCAGGACACTACCCATGCGGTGTACTGCATCACCAACACCAAAACGGGTCAGCAGTATGTGGGCATCACCGTGTGCGGGCGCAATGTGCGCCGTGCGCTGAAAATACGCATCCAGAAGCATGTGCGCCGTGCGCTCACAGAGGGTCGGGATTGGGATCTGTGCCGCAGCATACGCGAGCATGGCACCCTGGCCCATACTTACGGGCTGCTGGAACTGGTGCGTGGACGCAAGCCCGCCCATGCGCGGGAACGTGAAATCATCCGCGAGTTTGGCCCTGCGCTGAACACGCATTGAGCGGTTGACCAGAAATGGTCATTCCCATATAATATGGACATGTTAACGCAAAAAGGAGTTAGAATGTCATTCATTGCTCAATATCGTAGCCCTGCTAACGAGCAGTCTGTGATCAAAAATGTTCCCATGGAATACCTTGTTCAGGCTCGTCAGGAAGTGCGTGATGCTTTTCCTGGTCGCCGTGTGGTTACCCGGTTCCGTGGCCCACGCTACGATAGCATGGCATGCTATTGCAAAAAAACGCATGCCCGCAGTTTTGCAGTCTACGTCGGTTGACCAGAAATAGCCCATTTGCTATAATTTGGGCATACAGTAAACCAACAGGAGACCGAAATGACCAAAATTGAACAAGCCTATGTCAAGATGCAAGACGCAAAACGACAGTTTGAGCAGTTGGAGAAGGAGTACAAAGAGTTGAGGCTGGAAGCTCTCCAGCAGGTCGAAGTCTCCAGGAAAGGACAGACAACGACCCTTACATTCGGCAATCGTGTGGTCAAGGCCAAAGGCATTCGCCGCAATTATCGTTTGAACGTGTATGAAAATGGTATCAAGATTGTCTCGGAGTATCCGTGGGGCATCCATGACCTGCGGTTCGATATCTCGCAAAATCTGGTATAAGGAGAACATGCATGGACGCTTATGAACACAATGGTAAATTATACGATGGTCGCCACGGTGGCCCGTTTGATCGGGGTGCAGCAGACTCCTGGTACAATCGCCCGCCCCGCCCGCATTTCTTCACTGATGCTACCTATGCCAGAGATGAAATCCAAGAACGGTTCATGACCCAGGCCCAGATCGATGCGTACCATGCAGGCTATGAATGGAATGAGACCCAGGGTGGCAAAAAGAACTGGGACTGACGATCCAGGTTGACCAGAAATGGTCATTTTGCTACAATATGGACATAAACTAGAAAAGGAGATTGATATGTTTGAAAGCGTGATTTGTATTGGATTGATCTGTTTCGCATTAGGCTACTGCCTGGCTACTTCGCATTGCATTCGCGAGGACCTGGAATCCACGATCAAGATGTTGGAAAAACCCCTGCGCTAAGGAGCGAGCGATGACCACAGCCGTACATCCAGACTTTACCAAAGTGCGTCATGGTAGTGCGTTTGATCGCGGTGCTGCGGACAGTTATTACCATCGTGGACCAGAGCCGCATTATTTTGTAGGTGACACTTACATGAGTGAGCGCATTGTGTGTGAGCCCGGCACCGCAGAATATCAGGAGTATATGGCTGGCTATGATTACAATGAACAGTTTGGCGATAGAAAGAATTGGGGCTGAACAATGAAGGAACGAATCAAACTACTTGTTGAACAGGCTGAAGACTGGGCTGATAAGCAAAACTTTTACGAAAGTGATTATAGGGATTATCTCATGGAAAAGTTCGCCGAGTTGATTGTGCGTGAATGTGATAGATACGCTCGTAGTGCATGGGAACATGGTGACTTGCTGGGCAGAGATTTGCTCATTCATTTTGGAGTTGAAGAATGACAACTATTAATCTTAAAGAAATTCCGCAAGGCGTATTAGATGACATCGCTGATTGTTTTGAAGTAGTTACCTTTGAAAATTATATAAAACCGGTAACTGCCGAATGTGAATTTAGACGATCAAACTATCGTAGGTTCGTTGCCAACGATGTTGAAGGCTGGGTGTTAGATAGTAAAACTTTTGAATCTAAATTAATTACAGGAACTAAAACGGAATGTTATCTTGTTCGGGGTGTTTTTACTGCCGATACCGCAGATATCTATTCTGTCCAGTCTGCTGGAATCGGGGTATCGAATTTTGGAGTTAAAGAATGAACGAACGATTTCGAGAACTTAGTAAGCAGGCTGGTGACTATGTGAATGAAACATATACTGGACCTGTTAGAAGTAAAACACCTGGCAAGATTTGGGAAGATGGTCACATCGGTTGGCATACACAGTTTAACGAAAAGTTCGCCGAATTGATTGTGGAAGAATGTAAAGAGAACTTTGGTAAAGTTTGGTATGAACAAGGTTTAGATATTCGTGGTGCAGAACTTGGTAAGTTTCTGACACGGTTTGAACAACATTTCGGAGTTGAAGAATGAACGACCAAATACAAGACAGGATTAGAAATTATCTTGAATCGGGAGGATTATGGAACCCCGAAGCAATGGAACACGATAAGGTAAGAGACTTGTTAATGGACGTTAGAG